ACAAAGATCGTCTTCCACAGATGCCGCCACGTAGCCAAGTCGCCCTTGCCGTTGGTGTTGCGGTTGATGTTTTCAAGCCCGGGCATGGGTATCCGAGTCTCGCGCCCATCTTTACCGAACACGCGGTTGTTGTAGACAAACGACTGATCTGCCTGCCAACCACATTGGAACGGCACCTCGACTGGTTTGCGGTTCTGAGAAGCATCGCCCACACATGAACGCACATACTCAAACAGCGTCTTGTCGTGACCCGCAAAGGTACTGACAATGTTCTGACTGGCTAACCACTTGAGTGTCTCGTCCTTGCTGACAATAGATTTCTGTGGGAAGTTAAGCGTCTGCACGCCTTCGGGTCGCACAGCGGCCATGTGAACCAAGTGGTCGTTCTCCATCTTCAAAAGGTCAACCACAAACAAGTCGTAGGGAATTAGTTGAATGTTCTTCTTGACCTTCTTGCCCTCTTCATCTTCCTCGGAACGCGTGCAGTACACGCCACCATGCTCGCCATAGCTGTAGCCACGAGGGGGCACAGGACGTACCACGCTAGGTGCTAGGGGTAAACCCGTATCTTCTGGCTCGTAGGCTTCCTCAGAGTCAAGCTCAGCTTCGTCAAAGTCTTCCTCGGCAGGCGCAGACAACATGATCTCTTTGGCGGTGTTGTCCACCTTTATCTCGCGCCCCAGTATCAATGGGTTGGTGATCCTGCCCCAGTGCTTACATTTTGTGCAGATTCCGGGATTCTCGCTGTCCATCTTCATGCACGCGTATGGCCCTTTGATCTCAGAAAGCTTCTGGTGCATCCGATCGTGCGGGTATGGGTGCATGTCCGACAACCAGACAGCCTTCTCTGCGCCATCCTCACAGACCTTCGCCCAAGACAGAAGTCCGCGCCAGATGGGTTCCTTGCCATCTTCCGTAGCTGTGGCAATGTAGTCCTGCACCTGACCGCACTGGTTCTCGAAGTTCCCAAACAGCGTGAAGCTATCTTGAATCAGCTTGACCTGACCGCGTGTCTGCGCAGTAGGGCGTTGGCCGGGAAGGTCAAACTTGGGCGTAGGAATGCGGACAACCGGCACCTCTTCCAACTTCTCGTAAACAAGTGGCGAAAAAGTCGAGAAGTCAAAGATGTCGCCTTCTTGGACTACTCGGACAGGGCGTGGCGTTGCGTACTTCTTCTTGTTGTTGGCAGTTCCGGGCACGCGCAAGATACGCGCAGTGTCCGCAGTCACCGTCATGTCGATGTTGAAGCCTTCCTGTTTGCACAGACGCTTCAGGTTCTCGGCAACAGGTTTCCATATAGTCGCAGGAATCTCGTCCTTTAACGGCCAGTAGCAATGCAAGCCCCCGCCTGAGTCAACCACCCATGGTGTGCCTAGCGCATCGAGCCCAGACCTTGTCAGGAACTCAATCAGCGCATCAGCCGCCGCCTTCTTGGTAGCGTACCCATCCAAGTCAACAAAGAACGACTTGAGGTACTGAGCTTCTTCAGCGCCACGCTTCTTGTCAAAGGTAGCTACGCCATAGAAGACGTCATAGTTGTTGGCGTGCCACTGCTCGATCGTCGGGATGAGTTCCTCAATCTTTGCCGCATATACATGCTCTTTCTTTTTTGTGAGTTCTACCGCGCAGTAAAGGCCAAAACCCTCGGACGGCAAAACCACCGCTAAAAACTCAGCGGATGTCATGTGTATCCTTTGGTTATTTTAGTTCGGGGTCGTTCGCGTGATCTACGCCTGCGGCAAAACCTTCTTCAAATCCACGCTTATATCCGTGTTCTAAGCCGTTGCCACTGCCGTCAGCAAAGCCTTCATCGTATCTGTCTTGATAGTAGTCAAGCGCTTTGGCAAAGCGCTCACACAGAACTTCTACCCATTCTTTTGGCATGTTCTCGTTGCCCATCAGATATACCTGATGCAGTATTTCTTCATCGCTTAAGTTTTTAGGTTGAATGCTTTGCATGTTCGTCTCCAAGCTTCTTCGCCCGTACCGGACGCTTGTAAAATTTTAAGGATAGCTTCGACCGAGGGTCGGTAAGCCACGAATACTTCACCACCATTGAACCAGTTGTAAACAGATTGCCGAGAGGCTCCTGTTACTTTGGCTATCTTAATGGCAGAGAAGTCATGATGCACAGCCCACCGCCCGAGTTGGTTACCCAACGTTTTAGGCGCTTTCTTGACTGCGTCAATTACTTGTTGTGAATATGGCATGGTGTAGGTGGGGGTACTTGCTGATAACTTTCCCCCCGATATTTATGGGTTGCGGTCGTCAACGATACCGTACTTACCCCTTGTCCACAGAGGCATGCTTTCTTGCACAGCGCCTCCTCTAACGAGTTCAAACTCGTTGTAGATTTGTTTTGTGAAACGAGGGTATCCGGGGCCTACAAACATATCGCTATTACGAAAGTGTGGAACGTAAACAACATCACCATGGCGGTAAACCTTTTGAAACTCTCTTGGAGTGGAATCGCGTGTCATAAGTCTCATGATCTACTCCTTATTCCGCTTCGTCCCAATCGTCCACCATGGCAGACAAGTCAGCCTTCGCCTTGGGCACAGCGTTGGGCTTCTTCTCTTCCTTGCGGACTACAGGCTCCTCTTCTTCCTCGGCAGGCAGAGGGGCAGGCTTGGCTTTGGTCTTAGCCTTGGGTGCGGGTGCTTCCTCTTCCTCAACCACAGGCGCAGGGCGCTTGCCTTCAAGCTTCAAGGGTGCAGGGGCGGCAACGCTGTCCATCTTAGAGAAAGACATTGTGATCGCCTTAACAGCGGTGTCTGTCTTGCCCTGTTCTTGAATGGTTGGGAACTCGTCGTCAGTCAACCAACGCATAGCCTTAAAGAACAACTTGGGCGCTTCGGACTTAGTGTCAAACTTCATGCGCGTGATGACCTCAGATGGGTCAATGTTCTGTGCGCCCAAGTGACGAGCGTACGCTTGCAAGGCGCGGTTGTCTCCTTCTTCTTTGCCGAACACAGACTTGGCAGGCACAGTCAACTTCAACACAGCGCCTTCCATATCATTAGCCAACACTACAGCAATGTGTTGTTGGAAGCGGCAAGCGCGGCTATTGTTCTGACCAGAACCGGCAATGTTCTGTTGGCATCCATCGCACTTGTTGTGCTGTGGGTTGCTTGCCTCTGAGCTTGGCGTCTTGCCGTCTTGTGACCAGCAGTCAGGCGCAGAGACTTCGCCATCGTATGCCTTGGCATAGAACACGCGTGAAACATCAGGCGCGGCATTGACAATGACTACGTCGAGGTAGCGCTCTTCGATAGCGGCAATCTCTTTGCCGCCTTCGTTCAAACGAAACACACCGCCTTTGATGGAGATGCTCTTGGTGCGGTTACCTACTGCGCCACCGGCTAGGGCTCTGGCCATGGGTGACAACGATGTGCGGTTCTTTGCGAACGCGGGGGCTTGGGATGGGTTGAATAGAGCTACATTGCTCATAATGATTCTCCTGATTACTTAGTTGGTTTACGAACTGAAATGGCGTACTCTGTCATAGAGTTAAGCCCTGCGGGAACTAGACTGGGATTCTCGGACAAGAACGTAGCCATGTTGGTCTGCGCAATACGCTTCTCCAACAAGTCCAACGCATCGTGTTCCTTGATGAACTCTTTAAAAGAGTCCCAGTCTTGTGTGTTGTAGCGTGTCTTGGTAGACAGCACTACGGTGCCTTGGTCTGTGCGTACACTTGATACGCCAAGCTTGAGCATCTGGTCTTTGAGCGCGATCTTCACAACGTCTTGCTGACGCTTGATGTCCTCGATCTCAGACTCGTACTGAGCGGTTAACTCTTGTACGCGTGACTGCATCCTGCGGTACACCTTCGCCAACTTGTCCATGGGGACAGTGACGTCTGTCGGTGCTTCCTGAGGAGCAGGTTCCTCATCATCTATGTTTAACATTTACTTCTCCTTGAATTATTTTATTGTCAATGGTTGGACAGCATAGCACGACTGAATTGATTTGCAACTCCTTTCTTAAATATTTTTTACTTCGCTGTCGAACATGCCGACAAGCATTGCGTGATCGGAAACTTTTGTATTCATTGCCTTGAATAATTTCTTTTCAATGGGGCTTGACTCAATGTGTACCACAGTAACTTTGTCCGAGTCTTGACCTTTGCGGTCGGCTCGTGCTATGCACTGCGTATACATCTCCACTGACATGAGTGGGCCAAAGAACACAACTGTGTCAGCGGCAGTTAGGGTAATCCCGTGGGCTGTCGCTTGTGGTTGCAACACCAGTACGCGGATGTTGTCGGTAGTCTGAAAGTCGTTAATGATCTGACCACGCTTGGTTGCTGACACGTCGCCATGAATCTGGTCAACGGCATAGCCATGCTTAGTAAGATACTTGACGATGGTGTCAATGCTTGAGCGGAACAAAGCAAAAATAATTACCTTGCGGTTTGTTTCTTCTAATACCTCCGCCAGTACCCCAAGGCGAGGCGCGGCATCGAACTCAACAACTTCCTTCTCGTCTGTGTACGCGGCACCACAACTGATTTGTAGCAACTTGTTTACAGCAACGCCTGCATTGACTGCGCTGATTGTTTCTCCGGCAGCTTGGAAAAGCATCTGCTCTTTGAGTAGCTTGTAGTACTTAGCTTGCTGTGGCGTCATCGGCACTTCGCGTGTGACTGTGATGACTGGCGGTAGGTCAAGGCACTGGTCTTTGGTGAAACGTATTGCGGGTTGGAGCGCTTCGTATACAAGCTCTTTGGCGTTAGCCTTTGGAGCCCACTTGAACATGCTGAGCTTGTTCATCACCTTGTCGCGCCACGCTGTTTGAAACTTAGGCACACCGCTTGGGTTAACAAAGCGAGCCAAGCCATACGCATCCACAGGTGACTGCGATGCAGGCGTACCAGTCATCATCCATAGGTACGTCTCAGGCTTGATGATTGACGCAAGTGTTTTCCATCTACGCGTTGATGGGTTCTTGTATGCGTTGGCCTCATCGACAATCACTAAGTCAAACCTACCATCAGCGTTGATCTCAGATGCAATCAAGTTAAGGCCGTCATAGTTGGCAATCACAATCTCATAGTCCTGCTGAATCATTTCAATACGTCGACTAGCTTGAGCATGGTGCGCGACAATGGCAGAGCGATGTATAACACTGCGATTGATGTCACCCATCCACGCACTGTGCATGATAGACAGAGGGCAAAGAATAAGTATGCGCCTAACTTCACCACGCTTCATCAAGAAGTCAGCCGCCCATAGCGCAGACAAAGTCTTGCCAGTTCCGGGGTCGTTAAAACAGAATGATCTGCGGTGTAATGTGAGGAAAGCAGATGTCTCTATTTGGTGAGCCATTGGTATAAACTTTCCCGGCCAGTCATAGCGCCTAGTGATAGGCGATGGCACATCCTTCACACCGAGGTTGCGTAGTACCCTTGCTTCATCTAAGCCCCAGTAGACAGCTACTTCATAGATACCATCTGACTCAGACAGCACCTTATGCTTTGGAATGATTGCGTATTTGTTTGGGTTGCGCGTGCGCAGTACGAGCGCTTTGTCGTCAACGATTTGCATTACGCATCTTCCTTTAGCCTAGCCCACGGCGTATTACCTGTGTGATGGTTTAGCTCTTCCATCTTTTTATTTGTGTGCAGTCGTGCTGACGCGTCAGACCAAAAGTCATCGTCTATCTCCGACACATCTACCCACGTATCACCATAACGTGCACGCCACAAGTTGACTAGCTCAGACAGCGGTATGGAATACACAGGGTCATTGTTAGGATTGAACGTAGTCATAGATCTGTTCAGCGCATCTAACGCATCTTCTATCATCTTAGTTTTTACCATTCCCATTTTCTTCTCCTTGATTTATTTTGGATTACGACACACATATTTAGAGCGGTCGGTTAGAAAGTGAATCTCAAGTTCACCTTCTCTTCTCATTCTGTCGTACGCATCTTTGTAGAATGGGTCTTCTGTTACTTCCACCAGATCAACCCATTCATGCCCCCAACGCGCTACCCAGAGATCGATAAGTCTTGCAGTAGGTATGTCACTTAATAGAGTGGTCTGGCTTTCGTGCATACGAACGGTTTGCGCTCGCGTCTTTGACACGGAGATTCGAGCGTACTGTCTTTCCCCCTTTTGATAGCGCTCTTTTGTGGTCGACATCTTTTCCATCTCCTTTTTGTACAAGTCCTTCCTTCTCCATAATCGCTCGTGCTTTGTTTCGTGCGGCACGTTTCTTCTTGACCATCGGTGTGCCGTCATACTGTTCGTACTCTTTTGCGTACGGGCGGGGTTTGTTTACGTAAGGCATGTATTTCCTTTCAGTGTTTCTTGTTGAACTCGCAAGTCTTTACTGGACACCAACCGCACAGTGGCGTTTGATTTGGGTTCCATACGTCATTGGCAAAGCTAGCTTCAAGCCGCGCTGTACGCTCACGATAGTCCCACCAGTGTTTGTCAACGTCATCTCGTGCCATCGACATCTTGACCATATCATTTTTTACAATGAACAGCAATGCTGAGTTGACCTTGCGGATGTGTGGGAAGTGGGCAAACACCATGAGCGACATGAGAACTAACTGATCTCTATCAGGATACTTGTTGTTGCCAGTTTTCCAGTCACCCACCCACGCCGTAAGGTTGTCGTCATCAACGACTAGGATGTCGGCAATGCCGCGCACCCATACGTCTTTGTCTTTCCAACCAGTAGGCTTGAGGTCGACAGTCAGCGCCATCTCATACTCAGCGAGCTTGCGCCCATTCTTCTTTATCATGGCGTCCACTACAGGTTGAAACTGTGAGTACTCGGCGGGTATCGGCGTACCCTCTGCGATGTAGTCCTCAATAGCCTTATGTACCTGATTGCCGTAACGTGTTGCCTCAGTCTCAGTGAACGGGTAATTCTTTAAGACCTTGACCTCTTGGTATCGGCGTTGGCATCCCTCGTAGTCTTTGAGGGCTGAGTGTGACCATGCGGGTTGTTTCATTTGTATAAGTGGTTAAGTAGTTGAAACATTTTGAATGCAGTATCTATGTTTGAGACGTCTTTAGAGCGGACGATCAGTGTAGAGTAGCCATTTGGGTCACGCAAGAAAGCGTGGCTTTTATCCAAATCTATGCTAAACCCCCGCATCTCCATCAAGTCAAGCATAGCCTGCTCTTCAGAGTTTTGCGGAGTTAATTGCACTGCTCAACCTATTGGCAAAAGCACTGACAAACTTCTCGTCACTACATAGCTCGTGCTTCATGTCGTGTAGTACAGCGTGAGTCATCTCATGCCAGAACGAGTTGGCCAGTTCTGCTTTGTCTAACTTGTTGCCGTAAGCATCTCTCTTGGCAAGCCAGATGATGCCGTGTGTGTAGTCGATTGTGCCCAACGTATCTTGTCGCTTGGCTTTATTGACCATGATTGTGGCGTACTCAGTGTTGCCAACTTGTATGCGTTTTGGTATCTGCATTGCTTCTCCTAGTTTTTTGCTAACCCATATCTCCGGTGAGCGCCACCGTCAGCGGACAATGGTATGCCTTGCATATAGCTTGGCTCCATAGTCATTTGCGCCAAGACCCAAGTCTTAGCGTCAACCACTTCATCGTCAGGTACAACAGCAATCAACTCATCATGCACTGTGCCTGCGATCGGGTATTTCTTTGCTACCCTCAACATACCATCCGTCATAACAATACGCGCCAATGCCTGCGTAATGTTGTTCGTTATCTTCCCTGCATACAACTTGGTAGCGTGTGGCCCGTAGACTGCTTGGCTCCTACCTTTGTCGTCCTTCACATAGCGAAGATCAGGGTACAACAACTTCATTCCGTTTGGTAATTCTATCTCACCTTTGCGGAACGTAATACATTTATACACTAGTTCCTCACCCTTGACAAGCGCCCTGTGTAAAGCTGTTTCACAGAGACTCCAGAACGCTACAACAGGGTACGCAGTACTCCTATACGTATCTATGATAGCTTTAGATGCAATCACATGATTCAGAAGATCTTCAGTTGAGCAGGTGTGCGGTATGTCAAACATCTTGTCATCAATATCATTGAGCTTCACAAACGCTTGCGCATACTCAGAGTCAACGCCTAACTGCTTCGCAAAGTCCCGCGAGTACCTGACCGGTGGTGCACCGAGGAAACCGACGAGTAGTTGAGAGGCAAACGAAGCCCAACCGAGGCCGTAACCGCACCCAAGTAGCGCAGACTTTGCAGATTGGCGTAGGTCTGGATGAGACTCTTTGGTGAGGTTCGGGATGTTGAACATCTGAGCCCCGAAAGCCGCGTAAGGGTCACCGCCTCCCTTGAAGATGTCGAGCATATCTTGGTAATCCGAAAGCCACGCGAGAACTCGCGGTTCAATCTGAGATAAGTCCCCAACGACCAGTTGATAGCCCTCGGGAGCCATAATCGCTTTGCGTAGGAATGAACCTCGCTTGAGGTTTTGCATGTTGATTGCCGAGCCTTTGGCCGCTGTCCACCTACCCGTCTGCGCCCCGTAGTACGAGAGCGGAACTGGGAGCGTGCCGCGTTTGCCGATGTCAAGGAATCTTTGGGCACGCGTTCGCTCAGTGGTTGATTTAACCTTAAGACGCGCTTGACAAAGTAGGGCAACGTCTTCACGTTCACTGTTGAGTAGCGTTTGAAATAGGGCATCGTTCTTGGCAAGAGCGAGCGTGGTTTTCCCCGTTGTCTTGCTTGTCTTTGTGGGCGGAACCACATTGAGTTTTGTAAGTAGTTCAGCAAACTTTGGGTTCGATGCCAACTCAGCATCCTCCACGCCGAGCCTCTGTAATAGTTGTTCACGCGCAGTTCCTTCCTCGGCTAGTGCCTTGATTAACATTTGTTGGTCTAATTGCAACAGCGGACGCGTGTACATCTTGAGCGTCATGTCGATGAGCCTTAACTCTTTGGATGGGTAAGCAACAACAAGTCTCTTGAATATTTCCTCGCACAGATACACATCATGTTTGCAGTAGTTCGCAAGTTCTTCCTCAACAACAGGGGTAAGTTCGGACAATCCGTTTGTCGAGTAAACAGCGTTACCCTTTGGGGCAAGTCCAAAGTCGTTGGAAAGCTTGGCAAGACTGTTACCAACTTCCACGCCACGTAAAGCTCGCGCCATCGATAACGTGTCGAAGATGAAACATGGTCGGGCGTTGTATCTCCACTCCATAATTGATACATCGAACTGTGCGTTGTGTGCAAGTACTGCGGTTCGTCCCCAATCGACTCCAGAAAAGTACTCACGTAGCTCTGCATCTCCAAACCATCTAATTGGTTCATCGCTTCCGTATACGTGGACGCAAGCTCCGAACGCTCTAAATTTATCATGGCGTATGTACTCCTCGGTTGTCATCTTAGAGAGCGTGTACTCTTTGCTGTCCCAGTACGTCTCAAAGTCGATGGTTATTATTCTGTCGTATGGTTTGGTCATGCCTGACCCCTTGCTCGGATAAGATCAGCACACGTAAACGGCTCTGCTATCTCTGCAATCTTCGCGCACTCCTCACGCTCTTGCTCAATGGCTAAGTTAACCAAAGCCACTAAGTGTGGCGTTGATACAGTCCACGTTGTGTAGTGCTTGTTCTCTTGCACCACTCTGTGTAGCGTTGCTAGGATTTCATCTTGTGTCAATTAAAGTTCTCCTTGGGTGGTGCGTCGAGGACGTTGAGAAAGCCGAAAAAATCGTTTGCCGCCAACATGAGTTGCGACGCCTCCATCTCATTACAGTTTAGGGTAACGACTCCTGCAAACGCATCCTCTGCGCGACCGATGATGACGACGCCTTGCGCGTTGCCTTCTCCATAACACATCACCAACTTGTATATCAGTAGCTTGAAGTGCGCCTGCTCTTCGTCTGACATCTTGTTAATTCGTTGCTCTAACTCTTCTTGTGACATTGCTTCACTCATGATAAGACCTCCTTTAAAGTTTGTATGTTGTCCTCATTGATGACAACGGCTATCCCCCCTGCGCCGCGTATGCGGCTTAGATGGGCTTCTTGTAGAGCGGTGGTTTTACCTTTACCCGCTTTCGCTTCAATGCCGACGAACTTGCCGCCAGCACACACGAGAAAGTCAGGTACCCCTGAGTTCCCGTATCCTGTCCCGATGGGCATGGCGTAGTACACGCCCAACTCATCTAGTATTTTGCGTATCTGCTTCTTGACTTTTACTTCTGGTGTTGACATATCAACCTCCTGTTAATTAGGCGAGGGGGTAAAGTAGATTACGCGCCCCCTCGTATCGCGTTGCGGAATGGCAACAAAAGGATAATTTTTTCAAAGGACTTAACAGCCCCTTGTTGCCGACAAAGTGTGGTCGCATCTACTAGGCTTGCACAAATCGTCCCTATCACAACCTGTTAGTCCTTTGAATTTAATATGGTTCTTCTGCCCGTGTAGTTGGGTTTAGGGCAGTTCTCAGGCACGTCAACGACGACCCATATTGCGGCTAGTGTATTGCGGTGAGTTGACTTCTCCCACCGATCGACATACACACCAAACACACTCTCCAATGATTTGTTGACAGAACGAACGTCTATGCCAGTGAACTTGGCTATATCGCTTGACTTCAAACCATCGGGGTGTCGTTTGAGTAACTCACGAATGATATTGTGATTACTTTTCACGCTATCCTTCTCTTGCTCTCAGCATAGCATCCGCCATTCTGTAAGACATTTCCGCAAACTTATCATGTGAATTTATCACAGTTGTAAATTCGGAATTACTTAACATACCTTGCATAACTCGCACCGCAAAATAGTCGCGCATGCTGATGCCAAAATTATCGTCATCTGGAAACGCTTGTTGCTTTAGATCTTCTTTCATATCAACCTCCAAACATTTCTTTGAGGTGCATATACAACTCTTTGGCTTGGTAGATGTTCATGTGTTTGACAACTTCTTCTGGAGGCTTACCAAACACAATCGTGTTCACCACGCGCTTGCTCGTAGCTTCGGGTTGTAGCGCGGCAATGCCGTCGTTCTGTGGCTCACGAGCCTTAGGCGCAGGCTTCGCCTTAACCACAGTCTTCTTGGCGTACTTCTGTGTTGCCTTCATGGGTGTGTACTCGTCCACAGTAACACGATAGCCGTGGTTGTTATCTCGCACAGCAAGCCCTGCACGAACGAACTGCGTCATGAGTGCTGTGACTGACGACTCTTTGAACCCATGTTTGGCTAGATCACGGCTCGCGGCTGTGGATGTCGTGCCGGGGTGTAACTTTATATAGTCAAAGGTGACTCGGGTGACGTTGTTCTGAACTTCGAATACTGGTCTATTTTGCATAAGTTTCTCCTTAAGTTGTTGTCCTGTGGGGGTGGGTTCCCACGCATCGATTGCGGTTTTAAGTGCGGTTTGAATATCAGGCATGACCGTTTCCTTTCTGTTTATGCTTCTAAGCGGGGGACTGGGCGAGCAACCAACCACTTGTCACCAAGCCTACGGATAGAACGTACCCATTGGCGTTGGTAACTACGGATGGTTTCGGGAGGTGCATCGTATGTAGCAAAGATGCGACGAACGTGTGTTAGGTAATGTGTGTTCATGGTTGCCTTTCAGAAGTTGAACTTGTCGAGGATGGCGTCTACGTTTCTCTTGACGTCTTGACGGATAGCCTCGTTCTTTCGCAGATCCGTAGGTGTAACACCTACAAGTAACTGCTCTAACTGACTACGTGCAGTCTCAAGGGTAACGTCATTGGTTACGTTCAATGCCTTGGTGAGATCACACAACTCTAGCGCACCATCGACAAGCGTGTCGTGGAAGCGCCTTTGCTTAGCCTCACCGCCAATGTAGTCAGTAGTCAATCTGTCCGACATACGTTTGAGGTGGGTGCTAAGTCTCTCACGCACATCTGCCATAGCAGAGTCGATGCGTTCCTGTGTCAAAGATTCAAGGCGAGCCTTGAGTTCTGCCTGTGCTTGGTTGCCCACGTCTACGCGGAAGTCACCCGATGATGGGACTGGCATGTAGTTAACGCGGAATGAGAACTTAGTCATCATCTCATTAGCGGATGGGTAATCATCTCTCTTGAACATGTCACCGAGAGCCAATGCCTGCGCTGTGATAAGCGTAGGGTAGATGACAACGAAAGCCTTGACCAGTGTCTCCATCTCTTCCTCGAAGTCATTCATGCGCTCAGTGAACTTCATGAAATTGATAGTAGGTAAGAGACGCAGACCTGAGTCAGACCAAGGTGCTGTATTGTCGTACACGAATTGACGTGCGCGACCGACCGCTTGTTGGATGATGTCCAACTCGGTGCGACCTGCGAGCAGGTGCTTGTTGACACGGGCGGCATCTTTAGCCCCCGCGTTCTTGCTTGCTACCACTTCGTTGGTGGTAGTCTTGTCTAGCTTACGTGCTGTCCACACAGAAGCGTTGAACTCCACAAGCATTGCGCATGTGTCGATGTTGAGGCGAGGTGTATTAGTTGTCATGATATGAACTCCTTGTGATTACTTGGTTGAGAAAAAGATTTTGTGCTCGGCTAACATGCGACCGAACTCATTGATCGTAGCGAACATAGCCACACGCTGACTTGTTGCTACTGTGTTGCAGAAGATCGACTGCATCTCTGCACGCATACGCCACACGTACTTGACGATGGCTTCTGCCTCTGTCCTGTCCGCTACGCGAGTAACGAACTGGAATACCTGAATCAACTGCGCCGTAGGGTTGTCGGACAGCGGTGCTGTGTCAGGTGATTTGATAACGCGAGAGTACTCGCAGATCTCACGACCGAAGCGAATGAACGATGACAATGCCTGTGCAGTAGTAGCACCGACAGTACCAACGAGAGCCGCCTCAAGTGTGTCGTCATCGAGAACACCAAGACCCGCATCGAGGATGTCACTAGCGGCAACCAACGAGCGAGGTGTAGCGTACGCAAGTTGCATAGACTTGGGGTTGAAGATGAAGCCGTTGTCTTTGGACAAGTCCTTGCCCTCGAACATACCGCCCTTCTCGTAGTCAAGGAACGATTGCATAACGCGTGGCTCGTTGCTGACGAAAGCAATAATCATTGGGTTGACACGATTGTCAGTAGCCCACTTGACCCACTCGTCAGCGCTAGGCTTACGCATCTTGACGAACACCAAACGATTACGCAAGTGTGCTTGAATGGAATCACCAAGACCCTCAATGGATAAATTGGTGAAGCACATGACCACACTACCCTCAGGCATGCTTAGATTGCCGACCCTGCGCTCATAGATGATCGGAGCCAATACATTCTTGATGAACTGCGGTGCCTTGGCGATCTCATCAAGACCTACGAGGATAGGCTTGGAGTTGTTGACACCAAGTTGATTGGATGCGCTGACACCGAAGCGCTCGTTGGGTAACTCACGAGACACGCCATTCTCACGATCGAGGTCAGGCATCCACACAGAGCCGTCAGACAACTGAGTGCAGTCAATAGGTTGCACAGCGATGTGGTCAGCAAACTTGGGTAGCTTGCGTAGCGCATGGAACAGGGCAGTCTTGCCGATGCCGTTCTCGCCCTCCACGATTACTGTGCGCTTGTCACCGACAGCGGCGATGAGGGAAACAACTTGTGATGCGGATAAGAATTGATTCATGATAAAGATCTCCAAAGATTAAGTTAAACAGAAATACGCAGGACTTTGCCATGAGTAGGAACGAATGACTCGTTCTCTACCACACCCCACAGAGATGGCATTGGGGTATTCGGGGTATCGCAACCAAGGTAACCATCTGTTAACCAGACGATTGCCCGAGCGTCGATCTTGTGTTCCTTGATGTAGTCGACAACAACATCAGGAGTAGTACCGCCACCGCCCTTGGGGTTCATGAGCGAAGCGATCTGTTCGTAGTCAGCAGGCTTGAATGCTTGGTCACCACATACAGTAGTGTCCCACCACAACACACGCACACCCGCAGGCTTGGTGATGTTGCAGATGCGAGCGATCTCACCGAACAACAGACGATAGTACGGATACATAGAGCCCGATGTGTCGACAGCAAGTATCAACTCACCGACAGACTCAGTGAAGTGTGATGGCATAACGAAGCCCGAAGCGAGCAAGCGTTTGTTGGGAGGACAGAATCGAGAGTTGTCATCGCCCGCAGAGATAGAGCTAATCCATTCCTGCAATGCTTGCTTCCAGTCAGTCATGCGTTCCTTGGCAGTACCCAAGATGTCACGACCGCCACCCTCTTTACCCGCAAGCTTACGTGCAAGTATCTCGCCCTGACGATTGGCATCGTCGATCTGCTTGCCTAGCTTCTCTTGCTCGACTGGGTTGTCATCGAACTCACCATCCTCGTGTGCATCGAGGGGCTCATCGAAGTCACCGCCATCACCATCGCCCTTGTCACCCTTGTCAGGTTCCTTACGCCCATTCTTGAGCATGTCGTTGAGTACCTGCGGGAATGACCAACCGAAGTACTTGCGATCAATGCACAACGACTCAGTAGGACGCTCGACAAACTTAAAGTCGGGGTCGAGTTCCTCGATGAGTGCGTTGACCACATAGTCGTGTGCTATGTTGGTAAGCTTGGGTAACTTACGTGTGTACTCTTTGAACAAGATGCAATGCTTGAGTGCAACGTGAAAGTTCTCGTGCAGTACAAGGTAGCGCATCTGCTTGCGGTTGAGTGGTGCAATGAAGTCAGCGCCATACTTCTTGTCACGCCCATTGGTAGCGGCAGTAGGTACCTTGGTAGACACCTCGCTCTTACCTAGCATGATGACGCCTGACAGCAAGGCGAATTTAGGGTGCCGCATACAGTCAATGTTCGCGGCTTGTACTCTCTGATTGAGAGTCATCTTCTCATAGCTCATAGTGCTTCTCCTGTTTTGTTTAAAGAAATTATAGCATAGGTTGTCAAAGACTTGACAACCTAGCGGAAACCCTAAGGGTGTTATGTTTGTATATTACTACGGGGGTATTCAGAATTTCTAGGGAATTGTTTCACCTCCTCTGGTTTCTTAAGTGAGTTACTGCCAACGTATTTGTGTATCCTGTCAAGGATGGCACGCCTGAACTCGACCATCTCGATGGGCTTCTTCAAGTCGTCGACTGTGTTGTCGGTACTGGTGTTGCGGTTGTACCAAGAGCCTGCCATTTGGAAACCCGCTTGGTCAGCACCACGCTTGGACGCGATGATGTTGAACGCGCTCTGACACATCTCAAAGAATGTATCAATGAACCGCTGTTGTGGCTCGGGGTCATTCCACATCTCTTGTATCGCCATGTAGTACTCGCGGTTGTATCCCTCCCCACCGAACGCTTGACCATACTTGTAGTCAAGCCTGCACTCAGCTTTGAACTCTGGCATACGCATCTGTGCAAGCATGATGTAGGGCTCAAAGTGTGCGGCAACACGTTGCTTGAATGCACGCACATCTTTGTCCGCGACTAGTCGGTAGTGCTTGGTGTGCTCAGACTGCACAGTATCTAGTACGCCGTCGACAAACACAGCGTCCAAGCTGAACGGCGTA